GGCCGGGTAGTTACCCCTTTGAGAGCACCACTTAAAGTCTACCCGGCTAGGAACCTAATAATAAAAACGATAAAACCCAAGAGGCATAACCAGTTAAGCACTCTCATTAAATCGTCTTCTGTGAAATTACTTTTACGCATTTATATTAAGTCCCAAACATTTATGGGTTTTAATTCAATTTTATGTCTAACATGCATCCAAAACCACCTAGCCATACGAATTAAATCCCGCTGATAATCAAGATCAGCATGCACCTTGATGACCACAAGCTCCGTCTTTCCATCAAAACTACAATAATCAATATGCCTAGACCCACTCACCAGCATAAGCCATTGAAGCTGAGGCACGTACTTCTCAGGTACCTGACCTTGTCTTGCTTTATTTAAGTCAGCCTTACCAGGACATTTTATCTCTATTCCATACTTCATTACATCGCTAAACCCATCAGATGATCCGCGCATGTAACTAAATCTTTTATGTATAAAGTTTTTTGGAGCCATTCTTACGTCGTACTCAAACTCGTACATATCTCTAGCTGTACTCTCAAGGTCCTTACCCCTTTGGGTAGCCCAGTTCGATTGATCCTTTTTTATACCTAAAGCTTTTTCTTGCCATAATTCAGTTATCGTACGCCATGGGGATACGCCCATAAGAACTGGAGCATCTGAAGAGCCTAATCCTTTACTTCTCCACTCATGCCAGCCTTGAGAGTCTTGATCGCCTCCCGTGAACTCTTGAGAAACTCCTGTACTTCCAGCACTGTCGTTGCGAAACATGCGAAACCACCCATCCGGTTTATTTTGTTTATAAATACTTCCTGTTCTTTTGATCTTTTTGAGTTATGAGCTTTTTTAACTTCGATTGCGATGAAGAAGCCGTCGAGAATCCCAAGTATATCTGCGACTCCTTTAATGTGAAAGGCCGACTGATTAAGTCGATACCGCCCAGTCGCCTGGTCAAAGATTCCTGTGTTATTAATTTTGAAACAGAAAATATCGGGTTGTGTGGCAAGATAGTTGAGGATTTCATTCTCAATTCCCTTTTCCGAAGTTAACACTTTTGATTCTTTTATATTTCCCATCGATAGAAATTGTAGCTTCAGAAGGTACATTCGTAGCACATACATTTTGCATTTGATCCACCGCTTCTCTATCTATACCTAAGACATCAAATATCTTTAATGCCTTCTGTACCTGATGGTAGAGATCAACTCTATAAAAATTCTTTATGCTTTCATACCCAGTTAGACTTCCATCTGATGAAATAAGATTGGCAGTTATTCTATAACAAATTTTTGAGCTGTTTCTAACCTGATGAACACAGGCATATATTGAATGAACCTTTTTTGTATATTCAGAAGGCTCTTTTATTCCGCCATAAAGAACTGACGATTCTTCATCTGGTTTTCGTTCAAGTACCGAAGACTTTTTCTCTGGAGGTTTTCTGTCCTTGCCACAATCTATACAGGCATCCACATCAAGGGAATTATAGGTAAGACATTCGGGGCATAGCCAAACCAATATAGTGCCTTCATTGCGCTTTGATCTAACACCCTCAAATACTACCGGCTTATCAATAGGCCCACAGTTTTTTACAATCTGTCCAAAGTCTAAAATTAAAGCATCCACTTTATTTGGATAGGGTCTAAGAACTCTGCCAACAGTTTGTACGTAAAGCGTAGGTGATCTCGTTGGCCTAAGCATAACAAGCGCGTCAGCTTGTGGATAATCATAGCCTTCTGAAAGAATAGAAACAAAAACGCAATGACGAGCTGAACCTATCTCAAAATCTTCAATAGAATCAGAAGAATCAGAGTTTGATTGTTTGCTATGAACAACAACGGCTGATTCTCCTTTTAAAATAAGATTTTCAACTATTGCCTCAGCATGTTTAATGTTGGAACATTGCCAGAATATTTTGTTTCTTCCTTTTAACCTTACCAATGCTTCGACAACCTGAATATCCATCAATGGTAAATTATTAGTTAAAATACCTAAATCTCTCTCACTATAATCTCCGGCAACCATCTTAAGTTTTGAGGTATCAAATTCATTCTTTGTGCATTTCACAACTGGTTTAACTAAATAACCATCCTCAATGAGACTTTTAAATTTGATCTCGTAATCAATTTTATTAAAAAACTTCCCTTCCCCATAAATGAAACCTGATCGTCTATATGGAGTTGCTGTAAACCCTATAAGTTTTGAACCTGAAGACATCAAATCAGTTATGCTTTTATTAAACCTAGAATCAGGATCTTCAGATAAATTATGAACCTCATCAAAAACCACATAATTAAAAGTATGATTTTTAATAATTTTGTAAACTGAATCGATACTTGCTATTGTAATATCTGATATATGTTTCTTTTTAAGAGAAGAACAATATACTGAAGCCTTAATGCCAGCTTTTAAAAATCGTCTCTCTGTTTGATCAATTAGTTTTATTCTTTTAGTAACAAAGAGAACTGAAGCAGGCATAAGCTGTTTGATCATATCAATCATAATTTCTGTTTTGCCAGATCCAGTCGGCGCACAGATTAAACAGCTTTGTTTACGAGTCAAAGTATCGAGGCCCTCATAAACAGCATCTATTTGATAGGGCCTCAACTCCATATTTAAAAACTCATTTTCTTCGGAACAGAAGACGTAGATTTAGGTTTTACAGTTGCAGAATCTGAAGTTAAAGCAGGCTTGAATGCTTTTATTTTATTTTTCTCGCCATACGAATCGGTTTCAATATCGACAATTGCAATTGCTGATTGCCCAGCAAAACTCTCTGGCTTTAAAGATTTCATTTGAGATTCTGTCAAACCTGCAGCTTTAAAAAAGCCTTTCAATTGGGCCATTCCAATTTCTACAGCTTTTGGATTTGGATTAATAACATTGAAAGTCATCCAAATTTTACGACCAGTATATTCGCCTTCGATAACAGTAAACTCTACTTTAACATAAGAACCGTCACCTGCTTTAGTGGCTTTAAGTTCACCTGCTTTAGCGCTTACTAAATATTCACCTTTAGGAATTACTGTAAACGCAGTCGTTTCTTTTACATTTGTCAAATCCCACATATTTATCCCCTTATCTTCTTAGCAATCTCTGCTAAATTTGGTTGTTCAAATTCGTTTAATTTTCCACTTCTATCTTTGGCCACATAATTATCTGTCGGTTGTGTAGCTAGGTAGCGTTGAGTTTCTCCATCTTCATCTTTAAATAAATGATAAAAGAAAACTTCATCAAAATACCCCGGCAACTGGTCCCCAATTTTACCTTGAAGATCTATCGACATAATACGTCTATTCATGTCGTCTTTCTCAAGCTTTGCAAGTGCCGTCATAACAACATTTAATCCTGGCAAATCTCTAAAGAACTTAATAAGTGCACGCATGCGTTCACCATAAATACCCCATAAAACTAAATTGTTTTTAGGATCTTTAAATTTATCATCACTTGTTTTTATTGATTCAAAAACAATCTGTCCAATTTCTGTCAAAGAATCGACAATTAGAGTTTTGTGAGGAACTCCTTCAGAAAGCATCTTAGCTGCTTCTTGTAAACGGTGATATTTGCCAACTGGATCTAAAGCTTTATTGTTGTCATCAACGGTTATGTCTATGACGTCGATATCAGAATCGGCTATTGATAATAATCCTGATTCTGCAGAAATAATTAAAGTATCTTCACCTGTCGTCTTAGCAAGAGATGTTTTACCAACTCCTGGCTTACCATAGACAAGCATCTTTACACGATCCACACCAAACGAACGCGAACTTTTATAAAGCATTGATCTCTCCTTGTTAACTGTTGCGTATTTATTGAATACGAAATTCTATCTTGTATAGGCAAATTAAAATTATCGCGTTAATTGCGCTGCACCAAGTATTGCAACTGCATTTAGTCAGATGGTTTGATCTTTCACACGCAACAGTCTTTGGGGGAGAATACGCAGCATGTTTCGTCGTTATCATGAGTCATCTCTATCAGTTGTAGCTTTAAAACATAAATCAAAAGCACCGTTCTTAGAAGGCTGGAGCAAGTTCTCGCACGAGCTTCCATCTGACGAGCTCATTGATTCTTGGGAAGATAATTATAAAAAGAACGGATGGGGTATTGGACTAGTGTTAGGGCCTTGCAGTGGTATCATGGCGCTAGATATAGACACCGACAACGCAGACACGCTAAGGACAGCGCCACGGTCCCCCGTTGTTAAGCGTGGGAAGAAGGGCGAGACTAGGTTCTTTAAATTTAACGCTCAAATACCTTCTTTAAAGCTTAAAGAATACGGCGTTGAGGTCTTAAGCACAGGCAATCAAACCGTACTCCCTCCTTCGATACATCCTGAGACTCTTCTTCCGTATGAATGGAAAACTCAGCTCACGCTTTTAGATATTGAAGCTAAAGATTTGCCAGAACTCATGATGAGTGACCTTGAGCTTATGCCGAAGATTAATTCTTCACATATTGCTGGAGAGCAAAGCAGCGGTAGAAATAATGTTTTAAAAGCAATCGTCTCTGCCATGAGAGGCAGAGGAGAATTAGAATTAAATATTGTTAATGAAATTTATAATTACGACAAAGAACATCACACACCAAGATTGTTTTTAGACTCATCTGAAAATTTCCCTGGTTCAACAGAAGAAGAAGCTAAGCTTAATGCTCTTCTGTTTTGTTCAAGAGTTACTCAAAGTCTTGTAAGACTTAAAGCAGTTCAGTTTCCAATCGAGACTAGTAACTGTGATATCCGGATAGACTTTGACAGTTTTAATAATAGCAAGATACAAAGCTTTCAGTACAAGGCCCCGCCAGCTCTAAGTGGATTTCTTTCTGCGTACTCTTCTGTGGCTGTTGCGGCTTCTCGATCAGACGTAAATATGATCTCCCTTGGTGGGGCCTTGTCTATCCTTGCCGGTATCTGCTCTAATCGATTTAGAGTTGGATCTACTTGGCCTAATCTTTATATATTAAATGTCGCGGGCTCTGGGTTTGGGAAAAACCTTCCTAATGAACTAACTAAACTTCTTTTAGCTGATACAGGTATTCTTGGAGCTGCTAATTATAAGTCTGGTGCTTCTATGTATACGTCTCTTCATCTTCAACAAGAACGAGTGGATGTCATTGATGAAGCAACTATGCTTTTTAAATCAATGCGTGCAGGCGATTCCTGGCAATCTGAGATGCAAGAGATCTTATGTACGCTCTTCTCATGCTCAAGTTCTTTATTTACTGGCGTAAGTGTTAAGAGTGCCCTTCAAGATAAGAGTTCAGGCGGAAGGGATGGCGCTTGTTATAATCCATGTATTAATCTTTTAACCTCAACAACTCCGCAAGGATTTAGAGAATCCTTCGACAGATCAATGGCATCTAAGGGATTGCTTCCAAGGTTTTTAGTATTTAATCAGCATAATCCTGGCGACTGGAAAGAATTTAAAGGATTAATGAATTTTGAACGTGAGATAATATCTTTAAAAGAATTTATCGCCGACATTTTAAGGATCGATAAAAGAGTATTAATCGACACCGAGAACGTAGAAGAGAACCTAGTGGGTCCAAGGATGGGTAAGAAGTATGACCCGATCGACTTCCCTATGGATCCTAACGCAAGAAAGCTATTAAGAGACCTAGACAAGGCATGCTTTGATAAAGCCAAGCTTGATGAGAGCGAGGAGTACGGGCCGTTTTATAATAGGTTCTGTGAGCTTTCAATTAAGCTCTCGCTATTGATCGCAGTCTCTGAATGTAAGACCTCAATCGACGTGGATTGTGTGTCGAGGGCTATCGACATTGTCGAGATGCAGCATCATAACTCTAAGCTTTTACTTGGGTCCTTAACCGATCCTAAAGCTACGAGAGCTGAGTCCTCTACGCAGAGAGCCATAACCTTAGTACAGAAACATGGTTCAATGCGTACTTCTGCGCTGCTTCGTCATTTTCGAGGCTTGTCCGATAGACACCAGAGAGATATGATTAGTGCACTTTTGTCTTCGGGGCTTATAGCTCAGGAGCAGAAAAAAAGCGGATCGGTGCTGTTGTACGTGGGTGATCAAGCCGATAGCTTAAATTAAGTGGGTACTATATAACCCATGGCGTAATCGTAACGCTTGGCGAATTTGCCAATAGTTGCCAATAGTTGCCAAATAGTTGCCACCCCCGGTGGAAACTATTACGCCAGCAATATCACATACTTAAGTGATAGTTGCCATAGTTGCCACATTTTGCCGGGTCTTCTGGAAAGACCGGATCGTAAGTCTTAAGGGCCTTATCTGGGCCTATATGCGTCAAAGCATATCTATAAGATCAAAGGGTAGACTACATTTAAAACCATGTTGAAATAGAGGTAAATCATACCTTTCTTTCAACATTTGCTGTATTTTTAAGCAATGTTGATAAATATATATATTCACCAACTATGGCAACTATGGAAACTATCGATTAACTATATGATATTACTTAGATAATAGTTGCCAAAGGCATGGCAACTATCTGGCAACAATTGGCAACTATTATTTTATACTATGTGTTAGGGAATATTCTTCCTAACCATGCGCGTTAGTTGGAGTCTAATCGTCCTTAGGCGCCTTGTTTAAGACGACCCCTACCTGAATGTCCTCGATTAGCTGCGACAGCCTGGTGAGGCTTATAACGAGTTGCATGGCCTTCTCTGAGTCGCTCGCTAACTTCACTTCCTTGTCGAGCTCGACTGCTAAGGCTTGTAACGCTTCGAGTAAACATTCGATTGCTGGTCTCATTT